GTCCTTACACTCTTTAAAGTTTTAGAACCAAAGGTTTTAACACTCTTGATCCTGTCTTTAAATACGTGTATTAACGTATTGCTCTGATTACACTGAGTTTTCACAACACACATGACGCACCCGTGAGGGAAACGCCAGGTTGTGAAGTACACGGCTTCAAAAGGACTTGTCACCCTTTTGAAGAAGGTGTTCTCAGGGCTGGGATATCCCATCCAAGTAATTGGATGGATATCCTCTCTCTGACTACCTCCTGTGAAAAGGAGGACGTCAGAGGCCCTTTCGAAGACGTCCAATAAAGTATTGGTCCGTTTTAATCGTGAGCTTAATGTGAAGCGTTTGAAGCGTGCGCAAGGGTTTCTTTTACAACTTTCCGAAAGGAAGGCATGTAAGGATATCCTCACGCGCATCTTCAGCGCCCATATTAAGTTTATGAATAAAATAGATCCTGCTTTACTGGCTGCCTGACTTAAGGAGGATTTCCTCATTACCAAGAATTACTTCTTGATAGGGACAATTACCGCTGTGGACCAAAGTAAAGTATGACGCAGGACTGCGTCATCTCTACCAGTTCCAGGGTATCTTGTTCCCGTGATCACTGTGAAGTGAACACGATGGGAAAAAGTCCTCATTATGTCAGCCCTACGAACCTACCGTTATCTGGAAGTACCAGGTCCTCATAAGTTAGAGACTATCTATTTAGGTTTAACCCTATCTAGGTGGTTCATGACTTGTAAGGTGTCCTGGTCTTTCCTTAATAACTGGGGGTTACTCGGCTTACCGACTAGTATGCTACAATTTCGTCCTAAAGACGTTAATCAAATTAATCCATACGCATTATGGTCTCCTGGGTCTATCGACCTGAAGACTTTTCGTGCGTCTGGACCAAATGGTCAACATCTTTGAGGGCGAGTTGTAGATCTTTACATGGTCAGACGTAGTCCTATTTTGGTCTGTCTTCTAGAATCATTTTTGAAATTATGGCTCACTGTCCTTCACCTACCAGAGATCCCCGGAGCAATCCGAGGACCCCGTGGTTTGATGAACTGAATGGGCCATGACAACATTTATGATCTAAAAGATAAGATCACGGGATCTCGCTATCTTCATAATCTGTTTAACTTCGGAAAACTCCGTCGTTTAGCAGTTTTTGGAGATGGAGCAGGAAAATGACGATATATTGCAATCGGTGATTGGCTAAGTCAATTAGCCCTTCGCCCGTTACATATTGTTCTGTCAAACCTGCTTAAGAGAATCCCTATAGATGCTACATTTGATCAAGCAAAGATCCATCAGGTTTCTAAAGAATGGTTCCTTCTGGGAAAGAAGGCCTATTCCTTAGACCTGACGGCCGCTACTGATCGATTACCGATTATATTACAAGTAGTTGTCATGCGAATGTTATTTGGATCATACCATATAGCACTCGTCTGATGACTTCTTATAGTACTCTTTCCGTTCCACTCAAAACAGTTTGGTAGGTTAACCTACCTTACTGGTCAGGGTATGGGGATATACTCATCATGAACAATGATGGCTATTACCCACCACGCTCTGGTGCGCTTGGCAGCGCACTTGATTGGAAAGGGGGGAGACTTTAGAGACTACCTGCTTTTAGGGGATGACATTGTCATCGCTGATGAAGAAGTGGCTGTAAAATATATCTCAATTATAAATGGATTGGGAGTGTCAATTTCTATGCAAAAGAGAGTTGTCGGTAACGACACTCACTTCGGCGTAGAGTTTGCCTCACAATACATTGTTAACGAAGATAATTTAACTCCACTTCCCACCGGTCTTCTTTTTGAAGGAACAGTTGAAAGACTGTTCTCTCTTTGAGATTCCCTTTTTGATCGTGGGTATTGCGAAAACTCTGTTTCGTCAGAGCTATCAATTGCTCGCGATTTCAAGTCTGAGTTTCCTCTCTCGTCAGAGAGAGGTTACTCTGAGTTAAGGACAATGTGAGGCCTTCAGAAAGTTTATGGATGAAAATCCACAAACCCCTTCTGAACCCCACAATCTGGCTTGCTTCCCCCCGATATTCTCGGGTCGAAAAGCTCCAGCTTCTATAAATTTCTTAGGGGTTTTTACTCCCAGGAAATTCTTAGAAGGTTCTTGTTGGTTTATCGCAATCGTAAGACTGCAATATTCCAAAAGACCTTAACTTCCATTGAGAAATATGCGTTTGATTTCTCTCCTTTTCAGGAGAAAATACTCACACATGTTCCTTCAACGGGACTTGAGACTCGTCAGTTTCTAGAGTCTTGATCGGAACTATGAATTCTTTTCCAATCCCCATTCCTCTCCGTGCAAACGAAGTTGGAAATGGAGTTGGAGAAGTTTCATAGTGACCGAGACAGTGTTGGTCTGCCAATACCTCAATGGGGATTTACCCTCAATAAGGTACTCTGGGCCAACACCACTTTTGTTTCAGACGACTGAGACTTTCTGGAAGAACTGTCTCACCTGGCCTTAGGCCCTATGGCTCTCTACTTACGTAGGAGTCTTAGGCTTTCGGAACCACGTGCGATAATGAAATCCACAAAGACTCGTCTATCTGCCTCAAAAGTGCGTCTTCACTGACAGCATAAGGTGATATACCAGGCGATAAGGATAACCTTGAAAAAGGGTCCTATTCGCTGAGTAGATTCACTTCATACTGTTAACACCAGGTACACTGTACCTGTTGGGTGATGACGTGTTCGTAGTTTCTCCTTGCCTGTCTAAGGTGTGTCTCACGACACATCTTTCTTAGGTGTGAACACCTAAGCAGCTTAAGATCCGCTTCACGGCGTATCTCTTGCTGTCGAAAGGAAATCCATGGACTGGACACAGTCCATGGTGGGAACTGAC